TATTGACATGTTGAATGACATGTTGAATCCAGAAAGAATGATAAGGTTCCACCGAGTTACCAACAGACTTTATATTGATATGAAATGGAGCGAGATTGTTAACGCTGGTGAATATATTGTTTATGAAGGATGGTCGATTCTGGATCCAAACACATACCCTGAAATTTATGATGACCGCCTTCTGAAAGAATATGTAACCGCTTTGGTCAAAAGACAATGGGGTTCAAATCTATCTAAGTTTGATGGAATTCAATTACCCGGTGGTGTTACATTCAACGGAGGTGAAATATATTCACAAGCAGATGAAGAAGTTAAAAAAATCGAGGAAGAAGTAGAACTCAAATACGAACTCCCCACTGACTTCTTTACGGGGTAATTAAATGGCAACTAACTCATTCTTTTCAAGACACCCCCACGGTGAACAACAAGTCATCGAAGACCTTACAATAGAATCAATTAAGATTCATGGTAAGGATATGGTCTATGTTCCTAGAAAATATGTCAACGAAGATAAACTCTTTGGTGAAGACACCATTTCTAAATTCGATGATGCCCGTGGTATTGAAATGTATATTGAAAATGTAGATGGGTTTGAGGGTGAAGGTGACTTCCTTTCAAAGTTTGGTTTGCAAATCAAAGACAGCATGACTGTTGTGGTTTCCAAGAAAAGATTTTTAGAAACATTTTCATATCGTTCTGAAATTGATAGGCCAAGAGAAGGTGATTTAATTTGGTTTCCTATGACCAAAAGTCTTTTTGAAATCACCTTTGTTGAACATGAAAATCCATTCTATCAGGTTGGAAAACTATACACATACAAATTAACTTGTGAACTATTCAAGTATAGTGACGAGACAATTGATACTGGTTTCTCGGAAATTGATGAAGTTGAAGATGACTACTCATATCAATTTGACCTTGCTCTCGTAACTGGAACCAACGCTAATGGTGGCAACTTTATCACTGGTGAAAATGTCACACAAACACTAACCTCTGGTTCAGTTATTGCAAGTGTTGTTTCGTGGAATACAAATACAAGTATTCTAAGAGTCAACGATTTCCACATCACGGGAACCGCAAATGGTTTTGCCGCAGGAAGCAACCTTCTTGTCGCCGCTGATAGTGGAAGTACATGGTTAATCGCAACTGGTAGTGGCACAACCGTAACTGGTGGAATGACATTCCCAACAAATAACTATGCCGATAACCTAGATATTGAAACGCTTGCTGATGACCTCTTTGACTTCAGTGATAAAGACCCGTTTTCGGAAGGTAATTATTAATGTTTGGAACTTATTTTTCACATGGAACTATACGAAAATTGGTAGCGGCATTTGGTTCACTATTCAACAATATCACCATAGCAAGAAAAAACAGTTCTGGTGTAGAAGTTGAACGAATCAAAGTTCCTCTTTCATATGCAAATAAAGAAAAGTTTCTGAGAAGAATTCGTCAAAACCCATCTAACGACGAACGATTACAAATGACATTGCCTAGAATGGCATTTGATTTTAGTCAAATCTCATATGATTCTGCAAGAAAACGAAACACAACACTAAGAAAAGTAATAGAAGAAGATACTTCTACAAGAACAACAGTAAAATCAATGTATATGGAAGTTCCATACAATTTAGATTTTCAATTGTTTGTTGCTTCGAGAAATATGGAAGATGGTCTTCAAATCGTAGAGCAAATTTTACCATACTTCACACCAGAGTTTACAGTAACTCTAAAATTAGAAAACAATTTTGCTAAGAAAATAGATGTTCCAATTGTTCTAACTTCCACAACAAGCGACCACGACTACGAAGGTTCGTTTGATGACACAAGAAATTTAATTTGGACACTTGAATTTACGATGAAGGCAAACATCTATAGTCCCGTGAAAACTGGTGGTGTTATTTTGGAAACCGGTGTTATGTTCACGGATAAAGAAGCACTCGATAATCCTCTTATTACTGGAGGGCGACCTGCGGGTGCATTATCGAGAACTATTGTTGGTTCTACTGGAACCGCAACATCTGTATCCGGTGGTAGTGCCGATGACCACGGTTACACAATCAGACTTGATTTACACAAAGACTTTGATGTTGATGGTGATAATATCGGCGATTGGATTAGTTAGGAATTAATATGGCAAAAAAGAATGTAGATGAAAAGATTTCTGAGGCCTTGAATGTTGACCCCCCTATTGTAGAGGGTGAAATTATTCGTAGAGAACCAAGAGAAATTCAAACAACAGGTGAAAGTCTTGATATCAAAAAAGACTATCGCTCAGTCAGAACAAACTTACATGATATTATCGATAGAGGAAATAATGCAATCGATGGTATTTTGCAAGTAGCATCTGAAGGTGAATCGCCCCGTGCGTATGAAGTGGCAGCACAGATGATTAAAACAGTCGCTGATGCTAATAAAGATTTGATTGAACTCCATGAGAAGATGAAAAAGATTCGTAGTGATACACCAGAATCTCAAAAGAACATCACCAACAATTCCCTTTTTGTGGGTTCAACCAAAGAATTACAAGATTTGGTAAAAACACACAAGAAGGCAATAGATGGTTAGTAACAAATCTCAAGCATATCTCGGTAATCACAATCTAAAACCCGAAGGAATTCCTATTGAATTCACGAAGGAACAGATTGCAGAATATATGAAGTGTCAGGATGACCCCGACTACTTCATTAAGAACTATGTCAAAATTGTACACCTTGACAAAGGACTTGTTCCTTTTGAAATGTATGATTTCCAAGAAGACATTATCGACAAAATACACAACAACAGATTCGTAATTGCCAAACTACCTCGACAGTCTGGTAAATCAACGACTGTTGTTGCATACATCTTGCACTATGTGTTGTTCAACCCACAAGTGAATGTGGCCATCCTTGCTAACAAACTTGCTACCGCTAGAGAATTGCTACACCGCCTAAAACTTGCCTATGAAAACTTACCTCCGTGGTTGCAACAGGGTATCGCAGAATGGAACAAAGGTTCTATTGAATTAGAAAATGGTTCTAAGATTCTGGCGTCTGCAACATCATCCAGTGCGGTTCGTGGTGGTTCGTTCAACATGATTTTCTTGGACGAATTTGCCTATGTTCCCCATAATGTTGCTGAAGACTTCTTCAGTTCGGTGTACCCAACAATTACTTCTGGTCAAAATACCAAAGTTCTAATTGTATCGACCCCCAAAGGGTTGAATATGTTCTACAAATTCTGGAATGATGCAGTAGAGAAAAGAAACAGTTATGTTCCTATCGAGGTTCATTGGTCACAAGTCCCAGGCAGAGATGAAGCGTGGAAGAAACAAACAATTGCCAATACCTCTGAAGACCAGTTCCGGTGTGAATTTGAATGTGACTTTATCGGCAGTCAGAACACTCTAGTTTCATCACACAAACTTAAGTGTCTCTCCTACATCGAACCAATCTGGAAAAACGATGATGGACTTTGGGTGTATGAAAAACCACAAGAAGGACGCATATATTCCCTCTGTGCAGATACCTCCCGAGGGCAAGGTCTGGACTATAGTGCGTTTACGGTAGTAGATTTGACGGAAATGCCATATACTATTGCTGCCAGATACCGAAACAACCAAACTTCCCCAATGATATACCCCAACATCATACATGGTGTTGCCAAGCAATATAATGATGCACATGTCCTAGTTGAAATTAATGACATCGGTGGACAAGTTGCAGACATTCTTTATAATGATATGGAATATGAAAACATGCTGATTACCTCAGTTCGGGGTAGAAAGGGTCAGACTCTCGACGGTGGATTTGGCACTGGGCAGGCACAATTGGGTGTACGAACAACATCTGCGGTCAAAAGAATCGGATGCTCGGTTCTAAAAGGACTCATTGAAGAAGATAAATTGATTGTTGAGGACTTCGACTTGATTGCGGAGTTGGTTTCATTTGTTTCGAAAAAAGAGTCATATGAAGCAGATACTGGACACAACGATGACCTTGTAATGTGCTTGGTTCTTTTTGGTTGGTTGACAACCCAGACATATTTCAAAGATATGACAGATTTGGACATTCGAAAATCTTTGTATCAAGAAAAGATACAACACGCTGAAGAAGATTTGCCCCCATTTGGAATTATCGATACCGGATTAAACATCGAGAAGCAAGGTTTTGTCGATGGAGAAGGTAATCGGTGGTTTGATGCAGACGATGATGGACTTAGACTCTAAAATTAGAATTCCCTATATATTGTTGACTGCAAAACAGAGAGTACTTCACTCATTGTAATAAACCATCGTTAATTCAAAGGAGATGACAAATGGCATTTCAACTCAGCCCCGGCGTAAATGTCACTGAGAAAGACCTAACAACAATTGTACCCGCCGTTCAAACAACTGCGGGTGGTTTTGTAGGTGCTTTTCAGTGGGGTCCCGTAGAACAAAGGGTCCTCGTGGATAGCGAAGCAAATCTTGT